AGAAGCTTTAGATAATCCTCTTTCGGATTAAAGAGATTCCGCAATGTCCTCACGGCTCCGGTGGTAGCCAGCGGATGCACCACCACATAAATAGATAGATTGTTAGAACCAGGAGGGTTACTATGTCAAGATATATTCAAGAAACTGTTAAGCCAGAAAACAAACCTAAAAAAGAAAAAGAAAGAGAAATGCCTAAAGCAGGTAAGTATTCTGTAGAAGATTTACAGCCTGAGAAAACAACTAATTGGTCGAGAGGATCTGTAAATGGCTAGCATAGGATACAAAGAAAAAGTAACTGATGATCAGCTACATAACTTAATAGAATCAGGAATTGAAAATTCAACTGGTGATTGGCTTAATTCGTCTGACCTTTCTGAAGAAAGACAGAGAGCAACATACGAATTTGCAGGTGTCCCAGATTTTCATCTAGCTCCACAAGGAGTATCAACAATAGTTGACACATCGACAACAGAGGTTGTTGAAGCTTACACAGCTATTTTGTCAGATTTATTTCTATCTAACGGTAAGTTAGCTAGGTTTATTCCTATGGATGATAATGCTACAGCATTTAAAAATGCGCATAACGCAAGTCTTATTACTAACTATGCAATCTTTAAACAGAATAAAGGTTGGGAGTTAATTCAGACTTGGTTTAAGTCAGCACTTCTATGGAAGAACGGAGTTATTCGATGGGATTATATTGATGACTTTCATTATAAAATAGAAGAGTATGATGAGATAGATCAAGATAAACTTGACATGCTTCTTTCAGATGATAATGTAGAGATCATAGGAGATCTAAATTTTGAAAACAAAGTTGGCGCAGTCTCTGATCCATTTGCGGTAACAGATCCGGAAGCACTATTAGTATATACTGATGTACGCATCCGAAGAAAGAATAATAAGTCTAGAGTTAAAATACAAAACGTAGCACCAGAAGCATTTAGAATATCTCGCGATGCAGAATGTATTGAGAGTGCTAGCTTTGTTGGCGTTCAATCTGAAATGACCCGATCTGAAATGAGAAAGTATTGGCCTCATATGGCTGAGGCTTTATCTGAAGAAGAATGGTCTGAACTTAATAACGATGAGACATGGCTTGGCGGCACCTCTTACACTGAAGAAGCTTCAGCTAGAAAGATGGTCACAGGTCAAGAATATTGGAAGGGGTCTGCAGCAGGCGGAGGCGCAGAGCTTCTTGAAGCAAGTAGACCTGTAACAGTAACAGAGTGTTGGATACACGTAGACCGAGACGGCGATGGTATAGCAGAGCTAAAACACGTCATCATAGCAGGTAAACATATTTTATTTGAAGATGATGTGGACATGGTTCCGCTTGCATCTATTACACCTATAGATATCCCACATGAGTTTTACGGTCTGTCCATGGCAGACTTTACTCGAAGCGCAACACTTGCATCTACAGCTATATTAAGAGGATTTGTTGAGAATACATACTTAACTAACTACTCTCCTAAGCTAGCAGATCCAAATGTTGTGGACTTCTCTGCGTTACAAAACATGAGACCAAAACAAATAATACCAACTAATGGTAATCCTAACGGTGCAGTTGCAGCGCTGCCTCCTGAAGCTATGGCTGCAGGAACAGTACCTTTACTGAACCACTTGCAAGTAATTAAAGAGCAAGCAACTGGAATGAGCAAGGCTGCTCAAGGTTTAAATGACTCACTATATATATCAGGTAATTCAGAAGCTAAGGTAGCTGCTGTACAAACCGCATCTCAAAAACGTATTCAGCATATTGCTAGAAGATTTGCTGAGACAGGCGTTAAGAGACTTATAGAAGGTGTGTATCATTGCATGCGTGATTCTTTAGATAAAAACATAGGTTTAGTTGACAATGGAATTTTCTATTCTATTAATCCTACAGATTTACCAACAGATATGGAATGCGATATACTTTTAGATATTGGAGAAAACTCTAATCAAAATATGATTGCTAAGCTAGGTAAAGTAGGTAGCGAAATTCTGCCAGCATTAAACAGTCAAGGTCAAGGAATGGTTGTTAAACCTACAGCACCTGCTGTGTTAGCTACTAAGTTAATAGAAAACTTAGGACTAGATTCAAATGATTTTTTGGAAGACTATACAACAGATGAGTTTAAAGAGAAAGCTGCTAAAGCACTTGAAGAACAAACAGCACAAGCTAAAGTAGCATCTGATGCTGAGGCAGCAAAAGCTGTTGCAGAAGCAGAACAAGTATCCGCTAATATAGGATTCACTCAAGCTCAAACTAAAAATACATATGATGATAACGCTAAGCAGTTAGCTGTATCTATTGATAGACACTTTCAAGAATGGGAAAAATTAAAACTAGAAGCTGGTAAAGAAGGGTTAGACTTAGGTCCACGTCCTGATTACTCTGCTATCATAATGATGGCTAGACAGCTAATCGGTGAAGGCCAACCAGCCACGCCACAACCTCAACAAGGGCCTGAAACAATGGCTGATAATCAAGGAGCTCAATAATGGCAACAGTAACATTAACAGCCGCAGGTATAGGCGGTACGCAATCAGGGACAATAACAACAGCTGGTGGATCTGGCGGTGGTAAAGTAATAGTCGCAAATGACAGTGATGCACCAGTAACGTTTAAAGTATCAACAGCAGGAACAGTGGTATTAACTGATCAGTACTGTGATGCTAAAAGTTTTAAACTAGTTACAGGTTTAAGTAACGGTGCAACAACACTAACAGTTATGTCAACACCTCACGGTACTGCAGCGCAGTCTGGAGAGATAGTTTACCTAACACTAGTAACTTAATAAAGTAAATGGATAAGTATCGTAGAGCAGCTGAGAAGAAGCTGGGCGATAAAGTCCATCCCGATATAATCGCACAAGAAGCTCTGGAAAAAGCAGAGTTTTCTTCGCGTGAAAGGGAGTACTTTTTCAACAACGCTTATGGTGATTTGCTTACTGATTATTTTGTTGAGTGGTTAAAAACTGCTCCTCATGAATCAAAGCATCGTGAGTTTATTTATAACAGCGCACTTGCGCTAGGCGACGTAAAAGCACGTCTAATACAAGCAGAACTATATGGTAAGAATATACCTTATATGAAGGACATGGAGGACAATAATGCGTTTAATTAATTACGAAACATTAGTTGCAAATTGTACAGACATCATTAATACTCTTGAGCACGACTCAATGAGATCATCTGGAAAGATGAAAATGAATTCTGATACAATTTTAGCTTTGTATCAATTACTATCTAAATACGAAACAAAGATAGTTAAACTGAAACCTACCCCTAAAAAGAAGGAGGGTTAATAAATGAACAACGAAGAATCTCTACCCCCAATGGATGACGTTCAAGTTGATGGTCAATCTGAAAAACAACTCTTAGATGCCGTACTTGCAAATTCCGAACTTGCCCAGCAAGCAGGAATAGTACCGCTACCAGAAGAAGAGATGGTCGAAGATGATCCGGTGGAAACAGAAGAACAAGACCCAGAATCTGAAGAAGCCGTTAGTGAAGACGAAGGTGAAGAAGTAGAAGTAGTTGAAGAGCAAGACTCAGATGAGGATGCCGCGCAAGCCGCTACCCAACAAAATGAAGTTTATACAGCTGACGACTTAGACTTGGATGCACAGGTATCTGTCAAGATTGATGGAGAAGAAACCGCCGTATCTTTTGGTGACCTACTTAAAGGTTACACAACTGAGCAGAGTCTTTCTAAAAAGGGTCGTGAACTCGGAGAAGCACGCACAGCTCTGGACCAAGAACGTACTCAAAAACTAGAAGAACTTAATAAAGTTGTTTTAGCTAGTAGTGCAATCGTGGGTCAGACTGAACAAGTATTCGCAAAAGAATTCCATGAGCTCGAAGCATCTATCAAGAAAGCTAGAGAAGATGGTGACACTTTCGAAGTTAACGAACTTAAAGACAAGCGTGAGCTAGTCCAAGAAAATTATTGGAAAGCTCGCAACCAACGCGAAGGAATGTTAAAGGCAGCTGGTGAACATCAAGAAGCCGCTGCTAAAGACATCTATGAAAAAGAAATAAAGTATTTTCAAGAACAGATACCTATTCTTATTCCAGACTTTAACGACTCTGTCGCGAGTAAGATTCGTAAATTTGCTATTGATGAAGGTATTAATCCAGAGTCATTAGATAGAATTACTGATCCTATAATTGTTAAATTTGTTGATGACTATAGGCGTCTTAAACAAGGTGTAACTAAAGGTGCGGCGAAACGTAAAGCAGCACCCGCAAAGAAAGCCTTGCCCTTTAAGAAACCTATATCTGCTAAAAAAACAGTCGCAAATAACGAATCATTAGTCAAAGCTAGAGCTTTTAAACAAGGCTCTACTAAATCTGATCAAGACGCTTATTTAAGACAACTTGCTTCTAAATCTCTAAACTTATAATATAGGGTATAAACCCTAGGAGTAAAATAATGGCAAAGACAATAGGCTCACGAGCCGTAGCCACTGGTCGTGGTGGAGCTGACGTAGCGTCAGGTACATCCGATGCAATGATATCACAGAGAGAAGACCTCTCTAATTTTATCAGTATGATTACAAGGGATGAAACACCTTTCCTTGCATCTATTGGTAAAGCAAAAGCAACCGCTATTCGTCATGAATGGCAAACAGATACACTAGCCGCACCTGCCGATTCAACAATCGCAGAGGGTGTCGACTATGCAGACGCTGGAACTTCAGCATCATCTAACGAATTCCCAGCTGGTTTCACAACCGTTGGTGCACATCGTACAAGACTATCTAACGTATGTCAGATTAACGGTAAAACAATTACTGTATCTGGTACACGTAGAGCAGTTGACCAAGCTGGTGTTGCTGATGAGTACGCTTATCAACTTAAAAAGCGCGGCACAGAAATGAGACGCGACGTTGAAAACGATCTTGTTAACACAGCTAATGTAGCAGCTACGGGTGTAAACATTCGTAAAATGGGAACACTTCGTTCTTGGCTATCTGCTGGTGCAGCAACCGTTCAAAGAAATGGTGTTGCAGCTGTAGCATCTGGTGCACAAGGTGAAGGGTCAACAGTTCCTGCTGGTTCAAATCTTGAGCATGCTGGTTCTTCTGTAACCGACGTATCTCTATCTCTTGCAGACATTGATGCAGTAATGCAATCAATCTATGAAGAAGGTGGGAATGCTTCTCGCGTAATGCTTTCACCAAAATTAAGACGTGACTTCTCTGACTTGATGGTTTCCGATACAGGTGTTCGTAGAAATATGGACTCTGACGGTAAACTACGTCAATCAGTAGACGTTTACATGTCCGACTTTGGAGATCTAATGGTAGTTCCAAACTACATCATGGGTCTTGGAACGCTTGCAAACGAAGCTGCGTTTATCTATGATCCACAGTGGTGGGCTATAGCAACTCTACGTCCTATGCAGGAAGTAGAAGTTGGTCAGAAAGGTGACTCAACTGTAGGTATGTTCGTTGAAGAATGTACACTAGAGTGTAAGAACCCATTGGGTTCAGGTGCTATCTACGGTTTAGCATAAACTATTTAGAGGGGAGGGGTAATACCTTCCTCTCTTTTTTTGTAACATTATCGATAGGAGAAAGATATGTACGTAATAAGATATTATAATAAAACAGGTGGAACTATATCAGGGTTTGTTAACGATTCTACTCATTATATTCCAGCTGACATGTGTACGTTTTTAACAAGCGATACCGCTGGTGGTGGATATAATCTTACAGGGGTTAAGTTTTATACTGGTCATGCAGCAGGTGTAGTGTTATCACCACTTGCAGAC